TCAATAGAGATCAGCAGTAGAAACCCACCGAGAGTAGCCCACAGCTTGCTGTGGGAGCTAGTAGGAATCCCCTGCCTTTAGGCAGGGGAGGATGTCAATTACTGCTTCTTTGAATTTTTGACGAGAAGTAAAGATATCCCACCATTTAGGTTCTGGCTCAATATTGCCACCGCGAGATAATTCTAGGACGGATGTATTTCCACCTTGAGAAAATGGGGTAGTTTTAGAAAACTTCATTTGCTCATTCTGATATTGACTTAGATCAGTTTCGGTTTTAATATTGAACGCAGAAAGGTTATCAACGCTAGTTAGCATATTGGGCAATTGAAGCCCGCCACTTCTAGCAAATTGATAGCCTTTTGTTTTGTTCCAATATATTGTTCTTGATAAATCATTTCCGATTTGAGTATTCCAATCACGTCCATAAACACTGGTAATATTGATTACTTCTAGCTTATCGCCGACACGCTTTAATTGTAGTGCAGCAATTAGAGGTTTATCTTTTCCATTTACGACTTCACTTAATTCAGTTAAAACTACTAATCCGTTTGGGTTCATTGAACTTGGATTTGAACGCATAATAGCGACTGGATTATTGATTTGCTCTGGCAAACGTTTTAAATCATCCCCTGTAACACTATGTTCAAAAAGGGCTTTTTTAATGACGCTTTCACGCATTGCAATTTTTACCTCACCTAGTCCTAACATTTTCAATACAGGCGGTGTTGTTCCCATATTAATATAACGTTTTGGATTGGACGGTCCTGCATTTTCAATACGATCAACCGCCTTTGCAAAACTCGAACTTGGTTCCTCGTTTAAACTGAATTTGGCGTTATTAAATTTATTATTACTTAGAACATCTCCACCAGCACTTTTATTGATATCACTTAATAGACTAATTAAATCATTATGACCGAACTTATCCGCCGTTTCTTTACCAAATAACTTTGCAATAAACTCACGGATTCTTTGTGCGGTCATTTCAAACCAAGATTTAAGCCCTTTTTCATGTCCTTTTGGAATATCAATTCCATAGCGACTTTTAAGCTCGTCTAGCTTACCTGTTACATAGGCTGCGTGTAGCTCGGCTAATGCTTCTTCTACTGCTAAGTGACGATTCTGTGCGGTTTCTGAGCGTTGTTTTTGAATGGCGTTAGCAAGTTTATTAATGGTGCTGTTCTTATCAATCTTCGCCATAAGATCGTTAAACTCCGTACCAAATTTAACCCCTAATCCTCTGTGCGCTAATTCGTGCCATGCCACCCAAGCCAAACGTTCATCTTTTGTTAAGGTATTGCTAGCGTGGATATTATCAGCCACGATAAAGATTTTACCTGTTTTAGGATTGTAGCCAGCTTCTACCGTTGGATCTGTAATACCCATTTCAGCAGCAGTTACTATTTCAAAGTGTTTGGAAAGGTGTTTTCCAACGAATTTAGAAATTTTATTATGGATAGATGTAAGATTTTGGCTTTGAGGTTGTTTTTTGTTCTGAATGTATTGACTTAGATCGGCTTCGGCTTTAATATTCATATTAGATTGGCTCACATTATTTGATGCGATTTTTGAGGGCAATTGGAGCCCGAAAGCATCAATGAATCGTGAGCCTTTTTCTTTATTCCAATAGAGTAAGTCGTGGTTAAGCATATTCTGCAATCCACGTAATTTTTTTCCATAGATACTAGCAATATTGATTACCTCAATACCATCTTTTGCTGTTTTCAAATGCAACGCACTGATTATGGGCTCTTGCTGTCCCGTTACTGGATTTTTTTCTACCAACTCCGTTAAAACCACATATCCTTGTTGAGTAGCTTGTGGAGCTGATTTCATCACAGCAACAGGATTGTTAAGTTGGCTAGGTAACTGCTTTAACGTTTCTGGTGTAACATGGTGTTTATTACCCATTACCTTATTTAGCACATCACGACTGATCAGTACTTTTGTGTCCTTAATGCCCAACATTTTTAATACCGCTGGAGTCGCCCCCATTGGAACATATTGCCGTGATGGCTTCCCGCCTTTAGAAACAGTATCAACCGCTCTAGCAAAATCAGAATTAGGATCTTCATTTAGAGAATAACGAATGTCATCGTTACTCACATTAAACTCGCCCGTGTTGTCGGTAGCGGATTTGATTTGGTTTGCTTTGAATGCTACAAATACATTTGCTTCTGTATCATTAGGTTTATCAGTAAAACCATTATATCGGTCTCTTACATTATGGTATATCGCACCATTATACCCTCTTGATTTTGCATCTATGGTTAAATAATCCGTTGATACACCTTTTATATCATCAGAATCATCATATAAACTAGGGTCAACATTATCAATGTGCTCCACTCTTAATTCAAAATCTTCATCGGTGTTATCTTGTATGTATTGATTTGCTTTGGATTCTTTGATAAATCTAGCTTCAACTTCATCATATTGGTTTAATACAAAATAATCACCGATTGCGTTGTCTTTAGGGTCGATATAATTATTCCAAGACTGACCCTCAAAATCACTTTCTGATGGATTACGAACATTTAGAAATGTTCCATAATAACCGCCATTAGAATTATTTTTATCAAAGTAACTCTTAGCAATATCTTGATTATCAGTAAAGTAAATACCTCTAACCCCCTCATCTTTGAAAGTGTTAAATCCATAATTGGATGAACCATGATATACCAACAACGGCTCCCCAGTTTTCGGGTTCACTACCTTACTTGCATTTTCAGGATCGTTTTCCCAATCACCGAACCACGCCTTAAACTCAGGTGTGCGGACCTGCACCCATTGGCGATAGCTCAATTCTGTTTTACCGTCTTTTATTGCTTGTTGATATGCTTCTTGTCCACCTAATCTGTTTTCTGTTTCATAGAAAGATGGTATTTCTTGTTGTGAACGACTTAATTTCAAATCACCGCTTTCTTCTGAAAGTGCATTAAGATCATCATTGATATTATCCGCTTGATTATCCTCTTGCTGTTTTTGCATTTGCGAATGAACTTCTATCGCTCTCGCCTCTTTTCTGCCCATTGCATTAAGTGCGTTGATTCTTTGGTTAGAAATGAGATCGTCTAAGTCATTAGCAAAGTTATTAATTGACTCAACTTGTAGCTTGATTCTTGCATCAATTTCTGGATTGCCTGTTTCGATTGTATCAAGAATACGCTTGCGCTCTTTGTTCATTTTGCTTTTATGAGCGATTGCATCAATACCGCCCATCACACCACCAAATACACTACCAAGCACCATACCATCAGCAACATTCTGTTTCATTCCATCGGTAAGTTCTCGATTCGAATCATAATATTCTTGCGCCGTCTTATTAATTGCATATTGCTCTGCTGCACCCTGCACACCCTCTGTTGTTGATTCAAGCAATGCACCTTTAAGTAACCCACCTTTGATTGTTTGACCTGGTTTAGCCAGACCCCATAGACCACCACCAAGACCGCTAATTGAGTTCGATACAATATCAGTGGCAATAGTGGCTGGATCTAATGCAGCACTGCGTCCAACCTGATTTCTAAATGACTGTTTGGCTTGTTCAAACAATTCTTCGTGCGTTAAGTTCTGCCCTTTTGGACTTTCTTTTAATCCCCAATATGTTTGTTTAAATCCCTCTAAATTAGCCAAATCTTCATTGCTCATTTGACCGACTTCATCATAAACTTGACTTGCGCGATTACCTGCTGACATAGCAGACATTACCGCAGTAACACCCATTGCACGTTGTAGATGTTCTGGCACGCCTCTTTTAGCTGCTTCTTTTACGGCCACTTCACCAATTTGCTCTGCTGCTTCTTTTGAAAGTTTTTTGGCTGCAAATTTAATTCCAGTGGTCGCAGCTTTACCAGCACCAAGTGTTAGAACAGTGTCCAATTGTTCGCCAAGTAAAGCCCCTAAATTACCAGCCCACCAATGCGCATTTAGAACACCTTGCCCCTCGCCTGTATCTTCATTAAACCCATCGAAAGCACTTTGTCCTAACGCTTCACGCATTTTAGATGACATAGTGGACATATTCTCATCCGCGCCACTTGCTGCCCAATCTGCTGCCTTATTAAGCCATTCACTATCGAAAATCGTTCCTAGTCCGCGTGCAAGATGGCTTGCACCACGCCAAGCTCCCATTTGAAAACTATCAACCACATCCCCCATGAAGCCTTGTTCTTCTGCTTTTGGTTCGCTATTCATCAGGATTGATGATAAATCAGGAATTTGCGTATCTTTATCGCCAAAGACCGTTTTTTTCATATATTGATATTCGTCATCTGAGAGTTTGAATGCTGACATGTTTATTTCCTTTTCTCTGGGCATAAAAAAAGACCTTTCGGCCTATCTTCTTCTCTATGTTCGGTTAATCTAATCCAATGTTGTTACGCACTTCGGTCTCTGGCACCGGCGTTTGTTTAAGTTGAACTTCTGTCTTAAACTTCACCATATCAACCGCCTGTCTTCCGCTTTCTTTCTGAATATCAGCAGAAATGCGTGCTGTATTTAACTCTCTATCGAGATCGAGTTTGGCTTGTGAGGATTGTTGGTGAGATTGGATTTCTAACATTTTAATTTCCAACTCTTTCTCTTTGATTGCGACTTTCATTTGCTCCAACTGCAATTGATGTTGGATTTTCATTTGCTCTAATTGCATTTCGTGCTGTTGTTTCTGTTGTGCTAACTGCATTTGCATTTGTGCTTTTAGAATTTCTGGATCTTGCGGTTGCTCACTTTCTGACTGTTGCATTTGCTGTAATTTCTGCTCATACTCATCTTTAGGGATAAGCATCGTTTGTGTCCCCATGCTCATAGACTGCATTAGCGTTTTAGCACCGTCGTACCAATCGAAAGCGTGCATCAGTTGTGGATGCTGACCAAACTTCTGGAAAATGTCGATAATCTGTGCGGTTTGGGTTTCTTTCACCAACAACGCAGACGTACCACGAGCCACCACTTGCATGTCGCCTTTCACTTCATTGTCTTCGCTCATAACCATGTTATATTCATAGAAACGTCTAATTAGTGGCTTAGTGACAGCATCATCCCATTCTTTTACTTGTCGTCTGCGAACTGCATTTGCCGCATTCATCAGCATAGACATACCACCAAGCGTTGGTGTCACTTGCCCTTGTTCACCTTGAGCAATCATCGGCAACCCACTTTCCTCATCCATAAATGACTTAGAAAGCTGAATGATATTAGCAAATTCCTGTTGACGACTATCGAAACCAAATACCCCAAACGCTCTTTGCGCTTCAAACTGTGCGTTTGCTGTCGCTCTATCACTGGTTCGCCAAATTTTATTCGGTGCGATTTCCCAACTACCATCAACTGGTTGCAATACAGAATTGTTCACGACAATTTGCGATCCGATTGTCATCACACTGTTATCAATCATTCCACGCCAAGCGGTATTGAGAATATCTTGTGCATCACGGCAAAGGTAAGGAATGCCAAAACCAAACACACAAGCAACATCAGGCTCACAAGTATAGACAGAATATGGGAATTCAGATGCATTTACAGGATTAAGGTTCACACTTAAAATCTTACCATTCCCAGACATCACAATAATGCCATCAATCTCTGCACCACTTTCTTTTTGTGCATCTGTAATTTTGAGTTGTTCGCCACTTTCTAGCTCTTGGATCGCCTGTTCAAGCACTGATACAGGAATACCGCCATGATAAGTCCACACCTCATACCGCTTGTCATTTGTTGCTTTTTCTAATCCTGACAATGTGCGTAACGTGTCTAAATAACCGTCTAAATCAGAACTAGAAGTATGTGTATCTTTTGCATCCGTTTCGATTAATTCTTTAATTGCTTCTTCAAAGTAATAAGGGTTATTAATTAATGCCTGCAAGTGTTTTTTAGTAAGATAAGATCGCTCAAACACAAATTGGCACTCTTTTAAGTTAGGTGCAGTCATATCTGGCACAAAATCCCACGGCAAGACGACTTTCACTGATGGTTTGTTTTTAATTGAAGAATTAGCTGACCAATTCCCCAAGCCGTCATCTTTCCAACTTCTTTCCTCCACTGTTTCAAGAACTGGACCGCGTAAAATGCCCGTTCCAAGTACCGCAGCATAATGCAAAGCTAAACGTGCTTCTGCTGCGTAATCGCATTCTAACAACTGATCGTCAATGAGTTTTTCCATCTTCTCTGCGCGCTCTTTTGCATCTAGCATTATTTGGCGCGCGGTTTGGATTTGTTGCATTTGCATTGGATCTTGCGAATCAGGCTTTTTGGCAAGGTTAGCAATGGATGGAATTGGTGTTGGTGAAATACCATAGTTTTTATCATCACTCGGAAATAGCATATCTGTCATTTGAGCAGACCATGCGTCAGTTTTCGATCTCGTATAACCCACAAATACTTTTGATTTATTTGTGCTAGATTGCTTTTCATATTGATTGCGATATTGATGCATATCAGTTACCCATCGTTGAACTATGGGTTGGCGTTGTTTGATTTGCTCCATTAATCGGCTTTGTAGCGTTTGCCCAAAGCTTTCTACTGCATTTACAAGTTGTTCTGACATTTCTAATATCCTGTTTTCGAGCTGATTGGATTATGTGATTTGACGTTGATGATTTGTTGCTTGAACATTGTTGGCATTGCGCCTAGACATAAATATTGGTTTGCATCGTGTGGATGTGAATAGCGGTTTTTATCTGGCGTTTCGGTATATTTTTCTTCACCACTTACGTTTAATTGACGGTATGCGTAGCCTGTTTCATAACCTTTAATAAGTGTTTTGCAGTGTGGGCTAATTAGCATTGCTGGCTGCCCTCTGCCGACTAAACGAGAAAGCCACCAACGCACTGCTTCTAATCGCGCTGTTGTATTATTCGTATCTGCTGGTTGTGCGTTAAATCCATACTCTTCCAATAACTGAAAACAAGTACGCTCATCAGTTTGAGCACGTTGCACACCAGCAGGATCGCCAATCACGCGAATACTGCAATCAGCGTATTTACTTCTTAAAAGAGGGGAAAGTTGTTCTGTAATAAATCGCTCAATCCCCATTCCTGTTGCCACAACCTCATCAACAATGCGTAATTGTCCGATTGGCGCAATTTGCCCGATGATTGCGGCTGGAGTAAGTCCAAAGTCCAAACCGATAAATGTTTCCCATGATTTGACTGGTACAAGTTTTTCTTTTGAAACGTGTAATTCTTTGTTGAAGTGATCTATAAACACTGGTTTTCCTGTTTGTACTGTTGCAAACTCATTACAGATGCGTGATTTAATCCAGTTTAACGTTTTGCCCTGAATGTTATCGAACCAGTACTCATATTGTTTTTTGTGATTCTCAACGTTCTCAGCAAGCGGATTGGCGACAAAGCGACGACCTTTATAATCAACAAACAAACCTTGTTTAATAAAGGCTTTTACTTCCTTACTTAAACTGTCATGTGGAATGCCTGTGATATCAATTAACGCACCTGGTTGCGTGATAAATTCCCAATTAGATGGTTTTAATGGCTCTCCTGTTTCTTCATCAACTCCGCATTCAAACTCATACCACCAATGATCATCATCAGGCGAGTTGGTATCCATAATCATTCCTGACCAAGTAGCACCTACACCCTCTTTCATAGATGGATAACGACCTGTACGGCTCACTGCTTCGTTAACTATGGCCAATGGCATAAATTGCGCTTCGTTGATCCAAACACCTGTTAATTCCAATGACATTAATTTGTCGATATCTTTCGGCTTATCGAGTGAAAGAAAAAAGAATTCTGCCTCAACAATTGTCTTACCGTCAGGATGTGGAATTCTCATTACACCAACAATGGGTGAATCGTATTTAATCGGACAAATACTTTGTGGAATCCAATCTTGGAATGTCTTAATTACAGTCCCCTTTAGCTGCGGATAAGTGTTTCTGATACAAGCCCAGCGTGTTTTTCTAATGCCTTCGGCATTTGGTTCTTGATTTAGGCTTATTTGGAACATCTTCATTACGCAACCAACTGATTTCCCACTACCGATAGGACCACGAATAGCAAGCACGAACGGATTTAAGCGATGGATTTTCTTAAACGTCGCTGATGCTTTGTAGTTGATTTGCATTATTAGAATTCGATGTTGTAAACGACTGAATCTTTAAGTCCGCGAGATTTCGTTTTAATCTCTTGCTCAAGCTTATCTACTTCAACAAGTGTTTTTCTCGTCTGCGCTTTTCTATATTCAATTTGGCTTTTGATATTGAGAATGGTGTTATCTGTGTAATTTAATTCTTCAATTCTTGTAATTGCCCGTTCTAATGCTTTATCAGCAGAATCAATAATCTTTGAATAAGATTCTTTTTCCTCTGCTGTTTCTGCCTCTTCTAAAAGTGCGGTAAATTTCTCAATACTCTTAACCGCGCTTACCGCTCTTTGTCGCATTAAGTCGATTTCATCTTTTAAACTAAAATCTTTAACAATGCCAAAATCAGAATCATCTTTAAAATAACGAGAATAACCGCCGTGTTTTCGAGCTTTTTGCGAATTAATTTGCGAAATTTTTTCTTGTTTCGCAGTTTCGCAGTTTGATTCGCAATTTGTTTCGCAGTTTTCACTGTAATCTTTTGATTTATCTTGCTTTTCTATGTTCGCAGTTTCGCAATTTTGTTCGCACTTTTCTGCTTGTTCAAAAACAGTTTCAGGCTTTTTTATATAGCGTTTCGCAGTTGAAAGATTAAGTCCTTTTTTAGCGCACCAGTCTTTTACAGATACACCAGTTTTAGCATTTGCTCTGATATATTCTATTTGTAGTGCTTTCCAATTAATTCTTGCCATAAACGAGATATAAAAAAGCCCACTTAATGCGGGCACCTAATTAATTTTGTGCGTTTTCTGTTTGCCACTCTCGAATCTTATCAACTCGATTTAAGCAAACATCTCTTTCACGTTTGAGTATCACTGCGTACTTTGAAACGTCACCGTAAGTATTACCGTTAAAACCTGTTTTATCTAAGTGCGCAAGAAGTGCTGCTGGAATTTGTGGGTATACTTGAACTACTGGCTTACTTGCGCAAGAACTCAACAATAGAACGAGGAGCGTTAGCATTGTAAGCGTCAGCACTCTTTTCATCATGTGATATAGAATTAATTGCTTCATCTGATTTACTCCGTGATTCACTTTCTAATCTGCTAATCTCAAGCGTTAGCTGTCTGTTGATTTCTTCTTGCTGTTTGAGTGTTTTGATTGTGGTATTTTGGCTTGAGATTGTTTTTTCTTGTTCGATCGTTTTAGTTTCCAACTTGATGATTGAAAAATATTGGAAACCGATAATAATAGTAAGTAGGACAATTAGCGTGATTAAGATTTTGGTTTGACTATTAAACAAAAAGCCAAATACTTTCTTACGGATAAACTGAACGATGAAGTTCAAAATGTGGACCATCATAAAATTTCTCGTCTTCTGATTTACCATTTTCATTCCAATCACCGCCCCAGCGAATAGTGACATTTAATTCTTTCGCTGCGGCAAACATTGCCTTAGCAATCTCTTTAAAGGCGTTTTTATCCTCCCAAGGAATGCGTCCAAACACCAACGGGGCTAAATCCACAGCGTGACCCGTTAAGTGGCGGCTATTCATTGTCTTAGTCGCACCTTTGGCTAAGAGTTCTTTTTGTCGTTGCTTTGTACGAACACCTTCGATTACCGCAAAATCCACTGTACTTTTTGTAAGTGCTAGACGAACGACTTTTACTAACTCTGGTTTAACGCCAACAAGGCATTGCTCACTACGCTTACCAAATTTAAAGTTATTCATATCCCCCTCCGATTGAACTGTTATCAACTTTTTTGTTAATGAACTTAAACAAAAACTCTCGGATCTTTTCTGTCCCAATAAACCCTATACGCAAAACAGAAACAAAAATGGCAGAAAAAACACCTTGAATCGTATTAGCGTTGAGCATAATAAAATTCCAAATAATTGCCCAAACATCAGGACTTTTCTCAGGCATATATATTTCCTTACATGCTGTTTTTGGGTAATAAAAAACCCCAAAAAGTAAAACCTTTTGGGGTGATTGGTTGGTTGAATTGAGGTAATAAAAAAGCCAAAGTGTGTTTAATTACACTTCAGCTATTGTGGGAAATCTTACTGTAAAAATGAGACAAAGTCAATAAAATAAAGGGGCGACACTATTTCTGCTTATTCCGCGGTTTAATATTACTTTAAGGGTTCTTTAACATTAAATCTAATTTACGGGCTGTTCTGTCAAGCATGGCACGCATTTCCCCAATAACCATTTCCTCATCCTTTATTAAAGATAGAAAATTAAACACCGTTTCTAAACTAGGCATAATTGTTCCATACATCAATTTTCCATCTTCAAGACCAACTATTTGCATTTCACTGTATTTAGGAAACCTATAAAAGAAATGCTTTGGTAATTCTTTCATTCCTTTCTTTTTTAAGAACTCATGAAACTCAAAAAGGTAAAATTGCTCCTTCGCATTTTCACGCTCTTTCAACAAACATCCCGGTGACTGTAATGATTTTTTTTCATCTAAACTAAAGTGCTTGGGTCTACTCCGCTTCATTCTTCAATCTCCTTTCTTAATCTCTCTTTAATTGCAATTTCAGCATTACTCATTTCACGATAGCAAAATTGCTCAAATTCAACAAGTTTAGATTCATCACAATCAACTAATGTTTTTATCATGCTTATGCTAGCGATTAATCTACCTTTACCCTCACAAGATGGACATTGTGTTTTCTGCACTTTACCAATCTCACCAGTACCACGACAACGCGGACACATATTAGATTTTCTTAGATCGTTAAATTCACGAATACGGATCTGACGTGCTTCAAGGCTATTCTTCTCGAGGCTATTTTCCTCCGTAATCTTGCTTGCTCTTTCCGCTGCTTTAACGTGTGAAAATTGCGAACGTAAGTGACGATTTCTGAGCGATTTTAGGTGTTTTATCTGAGTAGGCAAAGGAATATCTGAAATGATATCAACAACGTAATTTAAGCCTGTTTTTTCGCTTTCCGTTGCGTTTGGAAATAATTGATGAATACATTCTGAGATAGCATTTCTGGAATCACTATCACCAGCATACTTCGCAAATAACAGATGATAACCAAGCGGACTTTCTTTCTCCGCGCAATTTAATAGCGAGATAATCTGATCGCGGCCAAGACTACCAAAACCACGACTTGTTGTTTCAACACTTACACACTTTGGATGAATCATTTTAATTAATAACTCAATAGCTTTCATTTAAAACCCCTTACGCTTTTCCAACATTCTGCTTTTCTTATTGAAGATTTTTTTAATCCGTCTCAAGTCATCTTTTGAGTAATGTCTTGGTCTTTGGTCCGCTTCTATCTGCTCAACTTTCTCAATACCTAGACGTTCAATTAAACCAATTCTGAATTGATGATAATTCCCTCCGTGAT